ATAACAATTACAAGCTGCTAGAGAACGAAGAAATACCTTTCATGCCAATAACAATGGTACGAGCTATTCCTATGCCGTATCGTTTCTTTGGATTAAGTTTTTACGATCTTATTGCTGACATCCAGGCAGTATCATCAACAATTTTAAGAAATACACTTGATAATATGTATTTCCAAAACCACGCAAGAACTCTTGTCGTAGATGGTCAAGCAAATTTAGATGATTTATTAACTTCACGAGCAGGTGGAGTAGTAAGAGTTAAATCACCAAATGCTGTAACACCAATGCAAACACCAAACTTCTTAAATGAAGGTTTGGCGATGCTTAAAAAGATTGATGAAATTAAAGAATCAAGAACTGGAGTAGCAAAACAGCAAATGGGATTAAATGCCGATACAATAAACAAATCACACACAACGGCTACATCAACAAATCAAATGATGATGGCTCAAACACAACGTATCGAGCTTATTGCAAGAAACTTTGCTGAAGGTGTAAAAGATATTTTTAAAACGATGTTTGCTATTATTTGCGAATATCAGGATCAAGAAAGATTAATTAGAATCAACAATGAGTTTGTTCCGATGAATCCTCGTGAATGGTTTAATCGTTATGATGTTACGGTGCAAGTTGGACTTGGAACTGGTAATCAGGATCAGCGATTAGATGTATTGCAACGAGTTTTAGCGGTGCAAGAAAAATTATTAATGCAAGGCGGTTTGAACATGGTGAGTCCGCAAAATATATACAATACTCTTGAACAATATTTACAAAACTCAGGTTATAAAGATGCTTCACCATTCTTCAATAATCCTGCTAATGTGCCACCTCAACCAAGACAATCGAAAAAAGATCCTGCGTTGGGATTGGCAGAGCAGGAAATACAATTACGACAACAAAAAGCTGCTGCTGAACTAGAATTAGCAAATAAAAAATTACAAATTGATTCTACATTAAAAGCAAAAAAAATGGATTTAGAAGAACAAAAATTAGCAACACAAGTTGTTAAAGATACGGATAATTTAGATATGGAAAAAGAAAAACTTGCAAGTAAAATTGTGCAACAAGGATTAAATTAATGGTTACTTTTAGTCCTTTCATGCAATCTGCTACGGCACAAGATATTATTAATAGTTATATTAATAAACCTTATCAAACACCGCCAAGTAGAAACCCAATTTTTGATTTAAGAGATCCAGGTCAAGATTTTTACCCACTAAATCCGCCTGTTGAAACAACTCCTGACATTGATCCTTGTCCACCTGGTTATCAATTAATTGATGGAGTTTGTCAGCCAATTGATCAATTTGGTGGAGAAATGCCAAGTGAAACAAGATTTGGTAGTGATGATGAAAACATAGATACAAGAACTGAAAGCGAAAAAATATTGGATGATATGACAAGAAGTCAAGACAATATGTTCGGTGCAACAAGATTTTTGGATAAATATGAAGCAGGTGTTGATGAGTTTGGTAATCCAATTTTTGAATTTGAAGATCAAACATTTACTCCAACATTAGGAGGTCTTTTTGATGCTTTTACAGGCGGTAATGCAAGAAGAAGAAATAAATTTAATACGGCTGTAAACACAGTTTTAGCACAAACAAGTAATCCAAATTTTTATGGTCAAAATTTTAATCCATTAGCATTTGGTTTTAGAAATGGAGATATTTTTACAATGTATAATCCTCAAAATTATCTAAACCAAGTAAGAGGTGTAATGCTTGATGATGGTCTTACAAAAGGTACTGTCGGTGATATGTTAGGTAGTATTGGTAACGCAACACAAGGTGTAAACATAGTTGATACTCAAGGTGAACAAGTTTACAGCACTCCAACACAACAAGTTAATACTGGTCAAAAAGGTACAGAGCCAGTTGATGTAAGAGGTAGTTCATTAGTTGTTACTGACGATGGTGTTAGACGCAGGGATGATACAGCATATCAAGCTGCCGTTGCTAAAAATATTGCAAGAAATGTAGCAAATCAAGGTCAAACAAAATTCAGTAAAACTCTTGGTGGTTTTTACGGAGGAAGATGACACCTGAACAAGAAAAACAACGAACAGAATTAGCAAAAAATATTTTAGAAAATCCTGTATTTCAGGATGCAATTAAACAAATAAAACAAGAATTATACGGTGAGTTTTTAAATTCACCTGCACGAGATTCCGAAGGTAGAGAAAAAATTTATCTCATGGGAAAAATGTTTGATCTACTTTTAGTGAACATCAAGTCTGTGATGGAAACAGGCAAACTAAACAAAAAACAATAGGAGTTTTTATGGCAGATAATCCCCAAGCGGAATCTGTATCTAAACCAACCACAACGATACAGGAAACACAACAGGCATTCGCCAATCTTATGAATACTGCAAGAAGCGAAGAACAGCCAAAAACAGAAGTAAAAGAAGCTGAACAAGTCAACCTGGAAGCAGATAATGAGTTGACAGTAGATGATATTTCTGAAGAAGATTTAGTTGATAACGAAGAAACCACTACGGAAAACGAACAAGAACTTTATGAAGTTACAGTAAACGGTAATAAGCAGAAAGTCAGCTTGGATCAGTTAATGGAAGGTTACTCTAAAGGATCGGACTATACCAAAAAGACGATGGAATTAAGTGAGCAACGAAGATCATTAGATACAGAGTTAAACAATTTTTCCAAAGACAAAGAAGCAGTAAAAAGAATGCGTGATGAATACGCACAAAAACTTCAGGCAGTAGAGCAAAATTTACAAACTGAAGATAACATAGATTGGGTTTCATTAGCTCAAACTGATCCTACTGAATATGCTGTCAAAAAAGCTGAACATGATCGCAAAAAAGAATTGCAACAAAATGTTCAGAGAGAAAGACAAAAATTAGCAATGGAACAGACAAAAGAGCAAGAAAAACTTTATGAAAACCATATTAAAATGGAGCAAGGTAAATTAGTAGAAGCTTTGCCTATTTTTGGTGATGAAAAAAAAGCACCAAAACTTATGGAAGATCTAAGCAAGTTTGCAATGAAACAAGGTTATACACAGCAAGAGGTTAGCATGATTGTTGATCATCGTGCCGTCAAAACTTTGTATGATGCTTTTAAGTATAATCAATTACTTGAAAAGAAAAACTTACGAGATAAAAAAGTAAAACCACTCAATCGTGTTGTATCTTCTGAAGGTAAAAACAATACTCGATCTACCGATAAGCAAGTGCGTGTGAATGATCGCATGAAACAATTGAAAAAATCTGGTAATGTGAAAGATGCACAAAAGGTGTTGTCTGCCATGATATCAAACAATTAATCGGAGGTTACGATGGCTCAACCGAGCAACACATTTGATACCTATGATGCTGTAGGTATAAGAGAAGATTTAGCGGATGTAATTTATAATATTTCTCCAACTGAAACTCCTTTTATGACTAATGCAGCTAAAGGTACAGCTACTAATACTCTCCATGAGTGGCAAACTGATGGATTGAGAGCAGCAGCTAACAACTTTCAAATAGAAGGTGATGATTACGGAGGAACAGCAATTAGTCCAACGGATCGTCTTAACAATAGAACACAAATATCAGCAGAAGCAATTATCGTATCTGGCACAGATAGATCAGTTGACAATGCAGGTAGAGGTGATGAACTTGCTTATCAATTAGCAAAAGTCGGCAAAGCTCTTAAAAGAGATATGGAAGTCGGCATGGTCGGAGTTGAACAAGCAAAAGTAACAGGCAGTAGTTCTGCTGCAAGAAAGAGTGCAAGTGTAGGAACATGGTACGGTGGAAATATTACTGGTACTGGCGGTGCAACCGCAGCCAATAACTTTTCTAAGAATGGCTCTCCTTCTGCTACTCCAACTGGAAATGGTGCAACAGCTATTTCTGGTGGTACAAATAGAGCATATACAGAAGCTTTATTAAAAGCAGGATTACAAAAGTCATACGAGTTAGGTGGAAACCCTGACACGGTATTGATGAGTCCAGGTAATAAAGTATTAGCTTCAGCTTTTAACGGAGTTGCAACACAATACAAAAATGCAGACGATATGACAGTTATCGGTGCAGTAGATGTATATGTTTTTT